TTTATTAGAACCTTGCTAGAGAATCGAACTCTAGTTAGATAAAATCTAATACCATACAAGGTTGTGTATCTCTATTCTTCTGTTATACCTATTAAGTGTTAATCATTCATTATAGCCTCCTTATGAATTTATGTCTATTAAATCTTTCTACCAAGTTTTTTCTTCTATAAGTATTGGTCGTATAATTATCGGGTTTAGCTTCTTACGTTCTCTACTATGATATTTATTCTCTACTACCGATTTGCGTCTCCAAGATTTTATCCTATCAACTTGTTTCTTTAGAGCGATAGCTTTCTCTTTCTTACTAAGTGTAGTAGCAAGAGTTATTCTCTTACAAGTTGTTCTAGCGTCTTCATCTCTAACATTTACAATCTTACTATCTTTATAGGCTTTCTCTCTAATTACTTCTATTATAGTCCATATCTGTAATAAACAATCTGTAAAGTCTTTTATCTCTACTTCTTTTTTATCTACTTCTGCAATTGTAATAGAATATTTACTTGATAGACCTTTGCTATAAGAGATATTAATTTCACCTACACTTTTAAATCTGTAAGAATCAATCGGAGTAGGAGATTCCATATCTACTATTATATTTTCTCTATTCATTTTGCACCTACTATTTAACTATTTTCTATTAAATTCGCATCTACTATTTAACATCTATTAGATACGAAGTCTATAGAATAGTCTAAGTAATAGAGGGCAATATTTCTATTACCCTCAAATTACTCTTTTGGATGTTCTACTTCTCTTCTTTCTTCTTACCTTTCTTAGCTAGGTCGCTCCAATTGTCGTTGAATGATATACCCTTTTCAAGTTCAAATAGATGATTTGAAATCTCTATTAAGTCCTTACTAGAGTTTATCACCTTCTTAGCTTTAAACATAGAATCAAGAGCGTTCCTAAGTTCCTTTTGACTTTCAGTCAATTCGCTCATAGAGTTTAAGTGGTGTAGGACTTGTTTGCCCTTACCTCCTGCGACTTTCTTAACCTCTTTAACTCCTATCGTATCTGTAATAGATTTTAACATCTCAGGTGTTAATCCTTTTATGTTCTTTAAGCTTGTAACCTGTGCTAATTCTAGCTTTTTTGCTGTAGCCATTTTCTTTCTTTCTCCTTTTATTAGTTTGTCTAATGATATATGTCTCTTAGATTTTATCTAATAGGCTGTATTTCTAGCTTATTGAGACTCATTCTCATTAGGCTAACTCCTTGTTGTTTAAAAAATTTCATCGGGACAAACTAGCGATAATATAGGACAATACCTAGAAAATAAAAAAATATATTAAAAGTATAATTGGAGCGTTTTTCAAAAGTCAATAGTTAATTTTAACAATGTGACGTATATCACATTAAAAAAAATATTACTTGCTTTTGTCGTTTATTTTAACTATGAGGTATTTAATGCTAATGAGACTCAATCTCAGTTGGGGAAGCTAGTTGCTAATGAGACTCAGTATCAATAAGGCTATTGCTAATGAGATTCAATCTCAATTAAAAAACCAAAAAGCTAATGAGACTCATTCTCAACAAAAAGGGATGGGGAGGGGGGTATCACGCTAATAAGGCTGACACACAATCTACGGCTATTTTTTAGGAATAGGAGTGTAGTTTGCTTGTAAATACCTCTATATCAATGATTTCCAGCGAATCTGCGTTCTGTAGTCTGCTTACTATCTCTGCTAATTCACCTATAGTTTTACTTGTAGGCTCTAAAATATCTATTACTTTCATTTTCATAGCTAGTTTTATAGCTTCATTAATATTTATATGGCTACTCTCTTCCATAAAATTATTATTTAGTGCGTTATCAAGCCTAGTTTTCTGAGTTTTCATTTTTTCAACCTTTTTCCTTTATTGAATATACTGATAAAAAGTTGATTAAAACAAGTATTTTTAAAATATTTTGTAAATAGTTTTAAATAGCACCTAGTGTAAGAACTAAGAATAGCTTTATTTGGCTGTATTTGGTATACATATGGCTATTTTATTAAAAAGTCTAGTATACTATCGTATGTTTAGTTTTTTAGCCAATTTTGGAGGAATTTGGGACGCATTGTAACTTACTCTATAATAAAGGTAGTCAAGTATCTCGTCTTCTGCTTCGTTACCCCTCACTCCTGCTGTCTGGGTTACCTTCTCTATCTCGTATTCCTTCGTTACTACGTCTTCTATCTCTTCCCATTTCACATTTTGAAACAAACTCTCTAGATTTAATTCTTCTGTTTGTGGTTGAAGACTTAAAAATCCTTTCATAATTATTGCGATACCTATTAACATCGGATGTCCTATCTCTATCTCCTTTTCCATTCATTTTCTTTCTTTGTATATTACGTTAGTAATATATTTCTTTCTTTTATTTAGTAAACTAAGTAGTTCCGTGGCTTAAAGCCCGTATAAGTTACTAACAAAAACACTATAAAAGCAAGTACTTTTTTAAAAAATAAATAATACTTGTACTATTACTGTATATATCTATATATTTACTATAGGAATATGGCAAGTATATTAAACATAGCTAGAAGTTATTGCTCTAACTGGGATGCAGGTAAGTGTATAGGCTGTGTATTTAGTAAAAAGGATGATAAAGTTTTTGTTACTCTAGATTCTAAACTGAGTGGCAAGCCTTGTAGAGTAGAGAAAGGATGTGAGTTTTTTGATTCTGTAGTCATACCGGGAATAACTGATGATAGAATAAGACAGTCTGCTAGATTGTTTAGGAGGAATAAATGAGAACAGCAGTTGCAGTAGTAGCAATGATATCTGGAAAGCTTTGGTTTTTTATAGAAGCCTTAGTTTTAATTTGCTTAATTAAATTAATAAAAGGGGTTTTTAATTGAAGAGAGCAATAGTAACACCTGACAAGCATTTTCCATTTGAGGATAAAAAAGCTATAAAGGTAGTATGTAAGGCAATAGAACTTGTTAAACCTGACATATACGTAGATTTAGGAGATACAGGAGAATGGGAGTCGGTCTCACATTGGCAATGGAAAAAGAAAAAAAGACCTCCATTAGAATATCAATTGCCATTCGTACATAAAGAAATAGAAGCTGTTAATAAGGGAATGGATATAATAGATGCATCCCTAGATAAGGCAGGAACCAAGGAACGTCATTTTGTGGAGGGAAATCATGAAGACTGGCTTAACAGGTTTGTTGAAGAAAACCCATACTTGGCTAAAGAGATGCTCGTTAAAAATGCTCTTCGTCTTAAAGAGCGTGGATACAAGTACCATAGGCTCGGAAAAATGCTCAAGATTGGTAAGATTAATTTCTATCACGGGCATCATTTTGCAGGAGTTAGCCACACTCGTAATCATCTCCTTCGTCTCGGTGGTAATGTTATGTATGGTCACCATCACGATATTCAGCAAAGCTCTATTACGCACATTGATGGAGTCAAGTCAGCGTGGTCGATAGGGTGTTTAAAGGATATGAGAGCTGAGGCTAATGAATGGCTTGGTAACAGACAACATAATTGGCAACATGCATTTGCTATTGTAGACTTTCACAAGAATGGTAACTTTAATGTAACAATACATCAAATAGTAAATGGTGTCAGTACTGTTGACGGTAAAGTTCTAAATGCAAAGTAGGAAGATAAAGAAGAAAGACCATCTTTTATTTGACAATATAAATGAATTTAATCAGTTTATGCCTAATACTGAGGTTGTTTCTGATTGGCGTGATGGAAAAGAAAAAGATTGGGTGCTATGTGATGACGGTCAAGTATGTCAGATATTAAAAAGAAATACTTTAAAGAAAGGTGATAGGATTAAATATGACTATGTCAGAACAGTAATAGGTACTTTTATGTGTAGTGGCAATTATAAAATGTCCGGAGACATGAGAAAGAATATGTATACATTTAGTCCTAAGTATGATACTGCATACAATGCTAGAAAGAATAGAAAGAAAGCCACTAAGAATGAGTTTTTATTTGCTAAGTATGTAGCTAAGGGCGATGATATGGTAGATGCCTTTATGAGTGCATTTCCTGCTAATAGCAGAAAGTATGCAGAAAAAGAGGCTAAATTTTTAATGAACACTAAAAGGGTAAAAAATTTGATACGTGAAGAAATAGATAAGATAATGAATGAGGCTGATATAACCCCATTATATATCTTAGAAAAAATGAAAGACATAATAGAGTCTACAACATCTAGAGATAGCGATAAAGTGTCTTTATTAAAAGAGTTGGTTTCTATAGCTGGAATGAAAGATACCGATACAAAGTCTGAATCCGTCACAGTATTTCAAGGTTTCTCACCTGAGCAACTAGACGCTATAGGAAGTGGTGGAAATAAAAAACTGGCTAGTGCCAAAAGGGAACTGAAAAGCTAATGAATCTATATGATATAGTCATTAAGGTATTAGAAAACGCAGATGAAAATGATATGTCCTTAAAAGATGATATGTCAAAACAACTGATAGCTACTGATATATATGACCTATTCTATGAGAATCAAGTTTATTCTAGTTTTGTTGATAGTACCTACCTTGAGGATATAAAAGACTATTGGCATTTCAAAGAAGACTTATATGAAGAATAGTAAACTAGCAGTATACGGAACACTTAGAAACGGTAGACGAGATACTTGGAAAGTAGATGGTTATGAGTTAGTGTTTCCGGGTCATAGAAATTTTCCAGCCGCTATGGTTCGTGATGAAAGCAATGGTTTGGTTGTAGAGGTAATAGATATTGATGACTTTGATTTAAAAAGATATGATGATTATGAAGGCTTAGACCATGGTCTATATGAAAGAAGAAGAGTTAAAGCATATAATAAAAAAGAAGAAGTTGACGCTTGGATGTATACAATAGGAACTGCTTTGATACAAGGCAATAAAGTATTTGAAATAGTTCCTAATAAAGACTGGATGTGTGAAGAATGCCTAAAGCTCCGAACATAAATAAAAATAACGTATCAGAAAAAGAACGTGTACTAGAACTTGCTAGAAGGGACATAGTTTCTTTTGGTCAGTTGTTTCTACCTGAAGACTTTATGAAGTCTACCCCAGCCGCATATCACTATGAATTAAATGACTTGCTTTTAGATGACACTAAAAAAAGAAATTGCATTATACTTCCTCGTGGTCATAGTAAATCAACTCTTGCTAAAACAGCTTTACTATATCATTTATATTTTAACCCAGAAGGTAAAAAAGAATTTATAGCTTGGGTAGCAGAAGAGCAATCTCAAGCAATAGACCATATAAAATATATACAAAATCATATAGAAGTAAACCCTGCTTTAAATTATTACTTTGGTGACATACGTGGTTCTAAATGGACAGAAAAAGAATTTACTACTAGTAAAGGAGATAGGGTAATAGCAAAGGGAACATCTCAAAGACTTCGTGGTAGGTCTCAGTTAGGTCTTAGGTATACAAAAATAATATTAGATGACTTTGAATCTGAGTTAAATACAAAAACACCAGACAGAAGAAGGGAAATTAAAGAATGGGTTATGTCTACTGTAGAGCCAGCACTTGAAAACTCTGCTGGTAATGAAGGTTCTATATGGCTAATAGGAACTATAGTTCACTACGATTCTTTTTTACAAAGTATATACGATGGATATGTTGAGGCTAAGAGAGATAAAAGAGATTATGCTTGGGATGTTATGTATCATAAAGCAATTGACTCAGATGGTAATGTTTTATGGAGCAGTTACTTTAGTAAAGAAAAGTTAGCAGATATAAGAAGAAGATTTGAAGATGTTGGATTAGCACACAAGTTTGCACAAGAATACTTAAATGAAGCAAGAGATTTAGAGAATGCTAAATTTAAAACTGAAAGACTAGAATATTATGACCATGAATTTGAAAGTAGAGATGGGTATACGTATATAGTAAATAAAGATGATGCTATACCCGTAAACATATATATGGGGGTTGACTTAGCATACGAAGCTAATGAATCTAGTGACTATCAAATAATAATGGTAATAGGAATAGATAGCGATAGAAATATATACGTTATAGACTACATGAGGGAACATTTACCATTGTATGACATGCCTGAGCATATACTTGAGTACGCAAGAGAATATTCTCCTGTAAAACGTGTAAACGTAGAACATGTTGGTGCTCAAGGTATAATTAAAGATGCTGTCAATGCTCTTTCAAGTAAAGAAAGAAAGGTGGCTCCGGGAATAGCACTTGGAGTTAGACCGCCTAGTGGTATAAAAAAAGAAGACAGACTAGAGTCTTTACTTGCTCCCATAGTAAATAGAAGAAAAATGTTTATAAAAAGAAGTCATTCTAGTTTAGTTGATGAAATGTTTCAATTTCCAAAAGGTAAAAATGACGACATACTAGATGGTCTTTGGTATGCTATAAATAAAGCCAGACCTCCTGTTAGTAAGAAGTTTAACGCCATTGACTTTATAGAAAACAAAACAATAAAGCCTGTAAAAGAAACAACTAAAAGAGTTATCTCTTGGGTTACTGGACAAAAAATATAAAAAAGTACTTGATTTATATATATATACTTTTGTATATTACAAGCTAAAAAGAGAGGTGTATCCATTTCTAGTATAAGGGAGTTAGAAAAAAACGAAATACAACACTCTGAAGTTAATAGACAACTTTGGAGAATGTGGAGAGATGCTAGGTCTGAGTGGGATGTAGAAGCTAGGGATTCTATTGATTTTTTTCTAGGTAATCATTATTCACAAGAAGAGTCTGACGCCTTAAGAGCTGTTGGGCAAGGTGATTTTGTAATAGACCGTGTATATGCGGCAATAGAAAAATTAAAATCACTATTAACATCTAGGTCTCCTAAGTATAGTGCTGTAGGTAGAGAAGACTCCGATAGTAGAATATCTAATGTATGGAGAACTGTACTAGAATATATATGGGATATATCTGATGGAGATACTCAATTCAAGCAAGCTGTTCATGATTATGCGACAGCAGGTATGGGTTATCTGTATGCATATATAGACCCTGAAGCTGATTACGGTAGAGGTGAAGTAAAGTATACATACCTAGACCCATTTAGAGTTTATGTAGACCCAGCATCTAGGCATAGATATGCTGACGATGCATCTGGTATTATACTATCTACTATATTGACAGAAGACCAACTTATTAATATGTATCCTCAGGTAGAACCATACCTAGAAGAGCTTGAAACTTATTACGACGAAGAAGACTACCCTACAAGTGGTAGAAAAAATTCATCTCAATCGTTTACTCCAGATAGTGTATATGAATCAGAGTATAACAGAGTAAACAAATATAGAATACTAGAAAGATTTACAAAGATAAAAGTTCCCTTTTATAGGGTGTTTAACAAACAAGATGGTTCAGAAGTAATATTAGATATAGAAAAATATTCAAACTTTATAGAATCAGAAAACGCAAAGCTTTTAATACAAGCCGAAATGGTAGAGATAATTGAAGTTATGCAGACAAGAATTAAAGTCTCTGCAACGGCTGGTGATATTTTATTATATGAACAAATATTAAATACAGACATATATCCGATAATACCTGTTCCTAATATATGGACAGGAACACCTTATCCAAAGTCTGATATATCAAAAGTTAAAGACTCACAAAGACTTTTGAACAAGCTTTTCTCTCTCACTCTCTCACACGCTCAAGCTTCTGCAGGACTTAAGTTAATGGTTCCAGAAGGTAGCGTAGATGATTTGGGGCAGTTGGAGCAGGATTGGGCTAGACCTAATGCTGTTATACCTTATAACCCTGAGTTCGGTGCACCACATTTCCCTGCCCCACAATCACTCTCTGGAGAGTTTTATAATTTAATGAGTAGGATAGAGCATTACATAGATTTAAGTTTCGGTATTCCAGAACTTATGCAAGGCTTTAAAGAAGCCGCCCCTGAAACAGTTCGTGGTACTGCGATGTTAGCCGAGATGGGTGAGACTCGTGGTAAATCAAAATTAAGGGATATCGAAGGAAGTTTGACAAGGTTAGGTAAAAGTTTATACAACCTAGCTAGGGGTCATTACACTTACGCAAAGACGTTTAGAATCGTACAACCTAATAATGATATTACAGAGTTTACTGTAAATATGTACGATGATAGAAGTCAGGAGATTAATGCCATTTCAAATGACATCACCGTCGGGCATTATGACGTGAGGATTATATCAGGTTCAACATTGCCTTCTAATAGGGTCGCTGAATATCAGATGTACCTAGAGGCTTTTCAAATGAATCTGGTAGACGATGTCGAGGTTTTAAAGAAAACTGAAATCTTTGACAAACAAGGTGTCTTACAGAGAAAGGGTCAAATGGCTCAAATGCAGTCTTATATTCAACAACTCGAAGCTCAAGTTAAAAAACTTAGTGGAGACCTTCAAACAGCAGAGCGTGAAACGCTTAGTTCTAGAAAGAGGGCAGAAACTGAGAAGTTTAAAAGTAGGCTTAATGAAATTCAAAATGATACCAAATTTAAAAGTAAGGTTCAGGTTGATAATCTAAAAAGAATTGTTGATTCAGAGACTCAGGCTGTAAGCTAATGAAAACAGAAATAGTGGGAACGTTACTCGGTTCTGCTTTTATAGACATCTTTAAATAGGTGATGCTAAACTAAAAGAAATCGGAGAATATAATGGAAGACACTATGCACGAAAATACCACAATAGAAGGTGTAGAAGGCGAAGTTTTAGAAACAGTTGTTGAGCCTGAAAATGTTGGTGGCAACCCAGTAGAAGCTACTGGAGAAGTAATTGATGAGGCTAAAAAGTTTCAATCAATGTACGATAAAAAAGCCGCTGATTATGATAAGCTTAATAATGAACTTGAGGAGCTTCGTAAGTATGAACAACTAGGAAAGGTTTTACAAGATAGACCTGATGTAGTTGAGGCAATGAGAAACACTTTGAGTGGTAATGCGGCTAGTAAAGAAGAAGCTCCTAAGGTTACAGAAGATTCTTTTGACCCTTGGGAAGCTTATTACAAGCCGGGTTCACCTTCGTATGAGATGAGGGTGACACAAGAAAAAGCTGTTGCACAGCAAGCTGTACAAGAACAGATGGCTGGGTTTCAGCAACAGATGGCGATAAATAACTTGAAGCAAGATTTAGCTACTAAGCATGGAATATCAGACCCAAAGATGGCAGAAGATTTTATACAGTTTGCTACAACACCAAGAGAAGAAATTCCTTTGGATATGTTAGTTGATGTATATAGAAGGTATAAAGGTGGTGAGGAAAAAGTATCTCCAAACTTAGAGGCTGTTCAAAAGACTCAAACAATTCCAACTACGGCTGGAGTAGTTCAAGGGTCTGCACCTGAACAACCAAATGAGCTAGATGATGTATGGAAAGGAGTTATGAACTCGTCTAGAAATACTAAAATATAAACAAGGAGTCCTAAATGTCGACTTACAATCAAGGAATTGTAAATGTTGGTGACCCGGGTTCAGCCGCTTCTGGCTATCATACTCGTAGGTTATTCAACTTTAGTGACCGTGTGGCGGACTTGGCTCCAGATGAATCACCATTTTTCGTGTATCTCTCAAAGGTAGCTAAAGTTCCTACGGATGACCCACAATTCCGATTTTTAGAAGATAGAACAAAAATCTCTATGACAGACCGTTCTTTCTTACTCAAAGGTGAAGAAACCATTCCTGCGGCTGGTTCTTCATTAGTTTACAACGTAGATTCAGGTGGAGGTTCAGTAGATTGGCTTATCAAAGGCATGGTCTTTGTTATTGGTCAGGAAAACTCTAGTGTCTCAGACCCTGTAATCGTAAGAATAGAGTCAGGACCTGTTGACAATGGTACTGATACTAGTTTTACAGGAAAAACAATTTCAGGAGCAGATGCAGGTGGAACTGTTGACAATGCTAAATGTACTGTTATTGGTACATCTTTCGGAGAAGGTTCTGGAGCACCAGATGTATTTTCTGAAGAGCTAGATAATGATTTTGGGTTTACTCAAATTTTTAAAACAGCTTGTGAAATGTCTAATACTGCAAGAGCAACTCGTTATCGTGGTTACGCAGATGAGTTCCAAAGAATTTGGAATCTTAAACTTCGTGAGCATAAAGTAGATATTGAGCGTGCTATGCTTTTTGGTCAGCGTGCATCTACAGGAGGTATACAATATTCTGAAGGTATAGCTGGTCACATTCTTGCAAACGGAACAGCAGTTACTGGAACAAGTGACTTATCATATAGTTCAGGAACACCATACTATAGAAGTGCAACAACGGCACAGTTAACATACGACAGAATCCTTAGTGATTTTGAAGTTGTTTACGACCCAGCACGTGGTGGTACAGATTCTAAATTAGCACTAGCTAGTTTACCTGTGATTACATTTTTCAATAAACTTGGAGCTGATGCATTTTTAAATACATCTTTAGTATCAGGAACAAGTACAGCTGTTAATGATGTATCTAACTTAAGGTACAATATGGAAAAAACCCAAGGTTCTTTTGGGCATACAGTTCTGCAAATTGAAACTATTCACGGTACAATGAATCTAGTTAAAGAACCTCTGTTTAGAGGTTTTGCTTCTGGTTTCTTATGTATGGTTGATATGGATAATGTAGCTTACAGACCATTGGTAGGTAATGGAGTTAATCGTGATACTCAAATCATGACTAACGTTCAGTCTGCTGACGAAGACCTTCGCAAAGATATGATTTTAACTGAGGCTGGACTAGAGGTTTCTCTTCCTGAAAGTCACATGTTAATTCACTTACAAGGAGTTTAATAATGGCTAGAGCAAGTTACTTAGAGCAAAATAGTGGAGCAACTTTTGGACATAAAAAGAAAGTTGTAAAGCTTGGAGCCGCATATCAGCTTTTAGAAGAAGATAGTGGTAAGATTTTCATGCTAGATTCAGCTACTGAATTTGCCACTACACTTCCTGCTGTTGCAGATGCTGGAATTGGATGGTACTGCAAGATAGTAGTAGATGCCGCACCTTCTTCCGCTTCTTACACAGTTGTAGAAAAAGCCGCTTCTGATACAGATGTTATTATTGTAAATGGTATCAATGAATTAGAGGTTGACACATCAGATGATGGGCCATATAGTGCTGGTTGCACAACTATAACCTTTGCAGATGGCGTAGCTGTCCAAGGAGACTTTATAGATGTATGGTGTGATGGTGAAAACTATTACGTTTCAGGTCAAACTAAAGCAGATGGTGGAATAAGCGTAGCTTAAACTGAATAAATAAAGTTAACAGTAATTAGAACTGTGGGGGTTATCGAATAAAGGGTAGCCCCCAAATCTAAGGAGAAAATATGAATTGTATACATTGTAAAACACCTAATACAGAACAATGGTTCTACTGCAGAAGCTGTGGCAAAAAAGCTTCTGAGTCTGTTTATACTACTAATTTATTTATGCAAAGTGAGATAGGTAAGAGAAGTGATATAGAGTTTTCTACAGTTAGTATGGACAGTCATATAGATAAAATTAATAAAGATAAAATTACAAAAAGTAATAAGTTTTGGAAAGAAAAAATAAAACAAGCAGGGGTTAATTAATGGCTACTTTTGAATCTCGAATTGCAAGCCTTACTGGAAGAGCTCCTAGTACTTCAGCAGAGCAAGATGAGTTAGCACTTTGGATTACTGATGGAGCCGCTGAAATACTAGATTCTTTACCTCAAAATTTAGTAGAAAAATATGCAACCACAGTTACTACTTTAAATAACTCAACAACTACTGTTACAGGTATAGGTGCAAAAGGTAGACTTGCTGGAGTTTTTAGATTAGATGCTGATAGTAGTGGTGTAGATAGACCTTGTAGGTTCGTTCCTACTTCAAAAAGAGGTCAAGTTCAAGATTCGTCTGATATGAATTTTGCTACAGCTACTGACCCTGTTTACTTATACTACGATGAGGTACTAGAGGTTTATCCTGTTCCAACAGCAAATCAAACAGCTAGAGTTCTTTTCAATGATTATTTAACTATATCAACTTCAGATATTACAAGTTCTGATATTACCGACCTTAATTCATTACCTAAAGGTTCAATTAGGCTTCTTCTATTGTACGGTGCTATTAAATCAATTCAGCATTATATGATTGAGCTTGCACGTGACACAGATGTAGTAACTGCTATTACTGCTGTTAATACAGAATTAGATGAAACTCAAGCTATATGTGATTTAATTAATACTCAAGTAACTGCCGCTGTTACCCAACTCGGAGAATCTGCAACTCAAGTAGATGCCGATGTAGATACTGCATTAGCATCTATTAAAACAGAGATAGACAAAGTTGATGAAATAATATTACTAGCACATGAAGAGTTTGATGAAGTAGCGGCAGAGGTTAGTTCAACTGCTACTTCTCCAATTACACAAGCAAGAGCGGCTGTTCCGAGTGCAATATCAATAAGTGATTTAAGTATATCTGCATCAGCACCAAGTGCACCTAGCTTGGCTACGTTGTCTTATTCAAATGCCAGTAACGCAGATGCTAGTTCTAGTGCTGTAAGCCCTATTACTGTTTCTACAGTCTCTGTTGCTGATACAAGTGGAAATGTGCCAACATATACAAAGCCTAGCACTACAGTTAATTTTGGAAGTGGCAATAATTTTGATACTTTATTAGGAACAAATGAAGATATCGAATTAGCTTCTGTTGAATTGCAAAAACAAAATCAACTACTTAGTGCTTATAGTACAGACATACAAAATGAATTAAATGAGTATAATAAAGAGAATGTAAGGTATCAAGCTAGTGTACAAGCAGAGCTTGCAAAACACAATACTGATTTACAAGTAGCGTTGAGACAGGCACAAGTCAATGCGGCTGATGCACAGCAAGAAGCATCTCAGGCAACAGATGTAGATAAATTTAATAAAGCACAAGACCAAGCATTAGATTTACAAAACAAAGCACAAGCTTTGCAGGCGGCAATACAAAATAACGATGATTTAGTTTCAAAATTCAATGCTGAAATAAGCAAGTATAATGCTGAGGTAAATGATGCAGTTCAGGAATACCAAGCCAATATACAGCAAAAAGTTCAAGAACTAGAATCTAGTATTAAAATACAGTCATCTTATTATCAAGAAGCTCAAGCTAGAATAAACGCAGGAAATGCTTTTTTACAGCAAGCACAGACAACGATTTCTCAAGCTGGTGCATATGCAAATGAAGTAAACGCTAGAATGTCTCAAATCGGAGGATATAGTCAAGTAATAACTGGATATATAAGTGCGGCTCAAGGATATGCAAACGAAATACAATCAAAAATTAATATAGCACAAGCTTATGGAAATGAAGCTCAAGTTAGGTTAGCTCAAAATACATCGAAATATGAACAATATTCAAGGCTTGTTGATAAGTATCAAGCTGAATACAAAGAAGGCTTAGGCAAGTTAAGGTAGAAAAGTATGGCAGTACATTCAATAACGGTAAAAGAATTAATAAGTAGGGTTCGTCAAGTTTTTCCAGATGCTCCTGAAACATATATAATAAATTTAATAAATGATGCACTAGTTGAAATAGGTATTTATAAAACTAAATTAGTACACGCTAAGATAAGCACAACTGCAGATAAAATGTATTATGATTTACGTGACGGAGCACAAGACTCTTCAGGAAATTCACTAGAGGTTAATAAAGTATTAAGAGTTTATTTAATGGATAGTGAAGGTGACTATATACTAGTTCCTAGGTTAGTTGATAAAGATTTACTATTAGCAGATTTTACAAGTGAAGACAACATAAACACAGCAGATTAATTATGGCAAGTAATATAAAATACCCAGACAATCAAGCAATGTACTTTTTACATGGAGATTCATTAGGTCTTGTAACTAAAGTTGACTCTAGTGGAAATGGTAGAACTAGTTCAAGAAAGCAATGGAAAGCTATATCTGAATCTATTACAGGAGGAATACTAATACATTATTACGCTGAACCAAATTCAGTTCTTAATTCATCAGGTACTTTAGATATAGATAATGCATTAGAAGGTTCAGTAGTTGATTATGTAAAAAAATGTTTGTATATGGACAGGGCTGGCTCCACATCAGATGCTAATGTAGCACAGGTGTCAATGGCTATGGCAACTCAACATGAAAGAAATTTTAAAGATACTATAAAAAGACATAGTGTTAGAAGAAAAGATAAAGTTGGTGGAAGTAGAGTAATAAAAGTACCAAATTTAGTTTAATAAATATGCCCATGAGAATACCCAAGCTCGGTAAGGCATACAAGGAGGAAACAAGATGGGAATACAAAAATATAGTGTAGTAGAGTCAGGTAATGTTGGACTAGGTCAAGCTGGTTCACTTTTAGAAACTGGAACTACTGCGATTTCAGGAAAGTCAATTGTGGCTATTTCATTTTTAGAGGATACAGTTTTTACTACTTTAACTCCGGGAAGTGGAACTAATTTATTTATAGGTGACTCAAATAATAATGGAGACACATCAGATAGTATTACGTTTCCGCAAGGAATGACAATATATGGACGTTGGTCTGCTTTTACACTTGCTAGTGGAAAAGTAGTGGCATACTTAGGGTAGTTTATGTTAGGATTAGGAGTATCCTTATTAAAGGGTGCGGTAAAAACCCTTACTTACGTTAAAGACAGTCTTAAGTTGTTCTTTGATTTTAGTAACAACTCCCCAGACTTCTTATTAGATGGTAGCACATCATTTGATGGTGTTAATGATTTAATTAATGGTGGAACATTATCAGATGCTTTTAAAAATGTTGCTAATATGTCTGTATCTGTATGGGTTTATCCACAACATTCAGCAGATGCTGGTGATGATTATCATTCTATTGTAAATCAATGGGACCATAATACAAGTACAATGTCTTGGGGTTTATGGCTAAAAGCACCCAATAATTCAACTGATGCACATATTCATTGGAATGATGGTACTGCCGTAGAGGATGCTAGTGCTACTGTTCCAGTAAATGAGTGGAGTCATATTGCAGTTATAAAGAGTGGTACAGCAGTTAAACTTTATCATAATGGTTCTGAAGTTCATAGCGGTACTGGTTCAAGTACAACTGGAAATCATAGTGAAGATTTACTTATTGGAGCACAAGCCGAAAGTTCTCCAGTAGTGTTTTTCAAGGGTAAAATGGCGAATATAGGACTTTGGAATAAAGTCTTATCAGTAAGTGAGCTAGAAAGTATAAAGTGGCGAGGTGCTTACTCCGAATTAAAAAACACAGAACTAACCAACCTTGTATCTTGGTATAATTTACAAGGCGATGTATTAGATAGTGCTGGAAGTAACAACGGAACAAATAATGGTGCTACGCTAAATTCAAATTCTTACTCTGGAGGTTCGCCATTTAAACCAAGAGTTAGAGACTTAGCCACTCCAAGTTCAACTGACCCATTAAACTTTGGTGAGGTGTACTCTGGAAGGGCATTGAGTTTTGATGGTAGTAATGATAGAGTGGTTATATCAGATGATTCAAGCCTTGATTTTGGTACTGGTGACTTTAGCGTATCTCTATGGTTTAACACTTCAAATGGTGGTCGTTTATGGCAAAAACATACTAATACCGCTAATGAAATTGGTATGTTTATGGATGGAACAAGATTTAGATTGTTAGCAGAAATAAGTGGCTCTGTAAAAGTTCATTTACAGATTGATGAGGATTTCAGAGATGGTAATTGGCATCACGCTGTAGTCGTATGCGATAGAGATTCTACTTCTAATTCTAAAATATATATTGATGGTCTATCTCGTACATTAGGAACAAATACAGTTGATAGTGGTGCTAACAATTTTGATTATGGAGATTTGTATTTAGGAGATAGAAATACATCTGGCGATGGATTATATACTGGAAAACTTAACAGTATAAAGTTTTTTAAAGATGTAGTATTGTCAGAATCTCAAGTACAAGAACTATACACTAATCCAGAGCAAATACTACCAACTGGAATTTCTGCATCAAATCTAAAGTTAGACCTACCAATGCAAGAAGGTTCTGATGATTATGTATATGATGGTAGCGGAAATAAGAATGATGGAACCATCTCTGGAGCAACTTGGGCAACTGGTGAAGAATATGGCTACCAAGCAAGTTTAGTACGCTCAAATACTCCGATGATATTTGATGGCAATGACTTCGTTACCATACCTAAGCTAACTATTAGTGGAGACCATACTGTATCTGCTTGGGCTAATATAATATCTCAAGGTGTTGTAGTTGGAGGTTCTGGAACTAGTGGCGTAGATAGTAATGCAATCTATCCTAATAGTAATACTAATATTTTTTATAAGTCTGGAAGTGGTTCTTTTTGCTCTATACCAATGAATAGTGGTGTATCTCTTATAGGTAGCGGATGGCGACATATTTTAATAGTAAAACAAACTGGTAATGATGTTAAAGCTTATATTGATGGTGTTTTTCAAACATCTTCAGTTACTTATAGCGGAGCTTTATCAGATGACATAGACATTAATTTTATAGGAAAAAGAAATACTGGTGGAATCATAAATGCAATTATTAATGAAGTTGCTGCTTGGAATACTGCTCTTGATTCTGATGCAATAACTGCTCTTTATAACTCTGGTGTGCCTTTGCTACCAACATCTGATTCAGGTAACTACGATAATTCAAGTGCATTGCAAGGATACTGGCGTAATGATGGCAACATTACTTGGACAGATAGAAGCACTAACTCTAACAATGGTACTGTTTCTAGTACTACAGTATCATCTATAGTTATCCCAGAAGGAACTACGTCAGGCAGAGATAATCAAGGATTCTTGCTATCAGATACCCATCAAAATTCATTAAGACTTCACGATAGTGAGTATGTAAGCGTTCAAGATTCGGAAGTGTTGAGTTTCGGAGATGGAACTGACGATACTCCTTTTAGCCTTGAAGCGTGGATTAAAATGGACGATGCACAAAAATTTCAAATCTTTGCGAAGGGTGTATATTTTTCAACAACAGAATATATAATGGAAGTCAATAATGATAAAAAATTGAGATTGAATATTTATGATGATGGGGAGGCCAACCTTCAAATTACTTCTTATGAGACAGTTTTAAATACTGGAGTATGGATTCACGTTTGTGCAACTTACGATGGAAGAGGGGGTAGTTCTGCTAATTCTGGTATAAAATTATATGTCAATGGAAGTAGCGTAACAGTTGATACAAGTGTTACTCATGGAACTTATGAAGCGATGCACAATGAAGGAGGAGATTTACATATAGGTAGAAATGACTCTGATTATGCCAAAGGATTGATTGACGAACCTCGCATCTACTCTAAAGAATTATCAGCATCAGAAGTATTAAAAAATTACAATATAGGAAAAGGTAAACATTCGTAGGAAATAATTATGAAAGGACAATACACACATTACATTCTAATGCCTAATACAGATACTGCAAAGGCAAAGGTAATTACTAATAGATACGACTGGACTTCGCTTGACGAACCAGACTATCCTACTTCATCAAATACTAACGCTGAGATTAAATCTTTTTGCGATACTTGGAAAATTAATTATAATAGTAGCGATACAAAATCGCAGTTATTAAATAAAGTAGAAGGTGCAAAACCGGTTGGTAATACAGTAAACCATAATGCAAAAGTATCTGACTTAAATGAAAGGCACCCACATTACTTTGCTCCAAGAGTTTCATCAGATAAAACAGAAATGGTAATTAAATCAGATTTTACGATGGCAGAATTAAATGCTTTGCCTACTGGATTTACTGCTTACACGAATGAAGAAATTAAAAATTATATAGCAACATCAGATAAATGGAAAGTAGATGAATGAAAACATTAGTTCGAGTTATGGCTTTAATGTTAATTACAAGTTTTTTAGGGTGCAGTCAGGGGTGGAGCGTAGGAGGTGTTGCTCTTACACCGCAGGATACCGTTACAAATACAGTTTTTATAGAAATAATGGGGACTGATTCTTCTCTTCATTATTACCATGATAGAGTTTATCAAACTAGAAACTGGTGTTGGGTGCATCATCAGTATGAAGATGTGCAATTAATTGATGAGTGATATTAAAACAGCTAGAAGTTATAGAGGTGCTGTTGTTGATGACAATGCAATAATATCAATCAATTTACGTTGGATAGCACAAGGAGTTATACTAATAGGAACATTAATATATGGATACTACAGAATTGAAACTAGAATTAAAACATTGGAAAATCAAGTTGCTACTGCTGATGAACAAATTGGGAATTTACTTGATAAACATATCTTGGAAGAAAGGACTGAGAGACAAGAGTTGGCAGAAAAAGTAGCATTTTATGAAAAAGAATTTAATATAAATCCTCTTAGTTGGGGTAAGAAAAAGCGGAAATAAAAATGGATACACAGGTACTATTGGAAAGTTATAGCACGTTAGGAGCAACAGGTTTTTGCGTTGTATTTTTAGGTTATATGTTGGTAAACCTTACTAAGTCTCAAACTTCTCAAAATGATAGCTTGGATAATTTAGCAGTTAGTCAAGCAAAAAGTGAAGAAACAATAACAAATGTAGAGGGTATATTGTTAAAATTATTAGACAGGATTCAAAGAGAGTCAGAGCAACAATCTGATGAAAGAAATCGTAGACATGAATCAATTATGAAAGAAGTTGATGACCTTTCTGATAAGATAAGCTATATGTCTGGCAGATTAAATGGTGGAGGTAAGCACTAATGGACACTAAAGATATATATGCCCTTCTTGTTAAGCACGATGAAAGACTTAAAAATATTTACTCTGTTTTAAATAGAGTAGAGAAACATCTAGAAAAGTTAAATGGTAAAGTTGAGAATCACGAAAAGTCAATTGCTAAGATGCAAGTCTTGGGTACTGTGGCTGTGGTTGGTTTGCCAATAATAATAAACGTAATAATGAGGATAATATAATGTTAGCAAAGTTAATAGCAGATGACTTGTTGTCAGATGAAAATGGTAAAGAGATAATTGCAGAAATAAACAAAGCTGTAGATATCCCTATCATTAATGAAAAAACAGAAGAAGCTGTTCTTCAAGCTTTATGGAAAGTAATTAAAGTAGTACTACTTAAAAAAATTGGTATGTAATATGAAGTCAATATTAACTGCACTAATACTAATTGGAACTCCGGTAAACTCTGACCCTGTGCAGTCAGAAGTTGTGATAGTTGCAATGGATGATGTTAAAAAGAAAAAGAAGAAAGGTAAAAAGATTGTTGGGAAGGGAAAAAAGAAAAGTAAAAAAGGTTTCTTCTCAAAGGTTTTTGGTTCTAAATAATGCCTAAAGCAAAAGATTCTAGATTAAAAAGAGCTGGAGTTTCTGGTTATAACAAACCAAAGAGAACCCCGGGTCATCCCAAAAAATCTCATATTGTTGTTGCTAAAGAAGGTTCGAAGATTAAAACAATAAGATTTGGACAGCAAGGTGCTAAGACAGCAGGTAAGCCAAAGTCTGGTGAGTCTAGAAGAATAAAAATGAAAAGAAAATCCTTTAAGGCAAGACATAGAAAAAACATAGCAAAAGGTAAAATGTCTGCGGCTTATTGGGCTGATAAAGTAAAATGGTAAAAGGAGTTTAATATGCCACAAGGTAAAGGAACATATGGTTCAAAAAGAGGTAGACCTAAAAAATCTAAATCTAAATCAAAATCAAAAGCACCTAAAAGTGTAAAGAGTGTATCAATGTCTGGGTTAACCATGAGACAAGCAAATGCAATGAAGAAACATTCAAAACATCACACAGCAAAGCATATTAGAATAATGGCAAATGCTATGAAAAAAGGAAAAAGCTTTTCAGAGTCTCATAAAATGGCTCAGAAAAAAGTAGGAAAATAGTGGCTACAGCTAAGAAAAAAGACCCAAAGAAATGGGCTAGAGCAAAAGCAAAAGCTAGAGCTAAAATGGGTGGACACTCAGCTAGGGCTATGCAACTTGCTGTTAAATATTATAAACAGGCAGGCGGAAGATATTCTGGTAAGAAAAAATCTGGTAATAAATTATCTAAATGGTCAAAGCAAAAATGGGATTATGTTAGTAAAGGAGATAAGAAAAAGCCAAAAAGTAAAAGAGGTCGTTACTTACCTGAGTCAGTTAGAAAAGGTCTTAGTCCTAGCCAAAAAAGCTCTACAAATAAAGCAAAAAGAAAAGCATCTGCTTCAGGAAAAAGAAGAGCTAAGTATAGTAAATCAATAGCAAAGAAGGTTCGTAATGCATAAGTTTGGAAAAAGAAGTAAACAAAGATTAAAGGGTGTAGACTCTAGGTTAGTAAACGTTCTTAATGAATTAATAAAGATTATGGATGTTACTATAATAGAAGGATTGCGTAGTGAAAAAAGACAGAAAGAGCTATTGGCTAAGGGGGCAACGAAAGTAAAGTATTCAAAGCATATGGAAGGAAAGGCGGTAGACTTAGCCCCCTACCCAATTGACTGGGAAAACAGAGATGGTTTTCATTATATGGGTGGAATGATTAGAGGTATAGCTCATCAATTAGGCGTTAAGGTTCGTTGGGGTGGAGATTGGGATTCTGACGGAGATGTAAAAGATAATGGGTTTGATGATTTAGTTCATGTGGAGATATTAGATTAATGGCTAAACAGCTTTACACTATAAAAGATTGGTCTGGTGGAATAAATAATAGGAAAGACCCTAGGGATATATCAGAAAGAGAGTTTTCGTATATATCAAATATGTCTATTGATGCATTAGGTAAAATTAAATCAATAGGTGGTTTATATGATGCACTTGCTGATTCAGATGGAGATACAAGTTCAACTCCATTAACCTATTATATAGTATCTAGAACTGCTGGCATAGAAAATACTGGTGGGTACAATGCTTTTTACTTTGAGTCAGACCATAGTAGGGATTCTGAAAATAATATAGAAGAAACAAAATCAGGAACTGCGTTAGCCATTGGAACTAGTGTTGGAAATATTAATTTTGTACAAGTTCAATCTAGAGTAGATGTGCCTCAAGCAGGCCCAGAAGGTAGTGGCTTATAATGGCTATACCATCCGAAAGTTATTTTACTTTAGTTGGCGGTCTTAATGCTGAAAATAGCACTATATATACTAACAATTTAATTAAAATAGGTGATACCGTAAAGATAAGTGGGACTGTTTCAAACAATGGAACATTTACTGTTGCAGATATAGTTTCTACTGCAAATTCAGCCTCAGGTCTTGGAACTACTTTTACAGATAGTACTTGCGATACAAATTCAGATACTAGTGTAAGCCATAATGCTAATGCTCAAATAATAGCAGGTTTATCTGTATCAGGAACTGGTATACAAAGCGGTACGTTTATTTCTAGTATTACAAATTCAACTTCATTTGTACTAAGCAAACCTGCTACTGCTACTAATAATAACGTAACTCTTACTTTTGGAGATATGGATATATATTATGTTCTTAAAGGTGGAACACTATCAAATGAAAGTTCTGCTGGTTCTACAAATCCTAAGATAGAAGTTGTAAGAGCACCCGGTGACAAACTAGTTGCCCTTGGAGATGCTGAAGAGAGTAATGGTATTGACGTATGGTCTGATAACGCAACTACAGATTATGTTGGTATTAGCCCTGCTAGTGCTAATGGATGGGAAGAAAACGCAATTACTCCAACAATAAGCGGAAGTGCATCTAAGTTTGTATTTCATTTTATTGATGAAGGACTAAGAGTGTGTGATTCAAATGACCAAAATACAAGTTTAATAAAGTTTTATGGATATATACAAAGACAGCAGTTCAATAATGAAAAGGGATTAATATTTGCAGAGTGGCAAGAGCATCCCAATAACTTAGCAAGTCCTAAGCTAGGTTCTGGTGAGTTTACTTATTGCTATGGTCATTCAACGCATACTGGAAACAATAATGCAACTAGTTATTATCAAAATAACAGAGGAGTAGTTGTAGCAAAAAAAGATTCAGATGGAGAACTACAATTAAACGGACTTCATACTAGAACAGCAACTGAATTTACTTTTGAAAAAGACGATGCAAGTGCGAATGTATTAGACCAATCTACAACAGGAGAGGTTATAACTATAGGAACTGCTTTAGGTGCTACCCCCGAAGAATTTTTATTTTGTAAAAAAGAGTCCGGCCCTCAGGGCGGTGCTATAGTATATAGCAGGGCTTATGGAGGTGCTTTAGCAGGAACAGCACCAGCCTCTTATTCTGACCAAGATAAACCAATACTTGAGCGTGGATTAGGTTTTAATATAGCTGTTAGCGATAATACTTGCGGTGAGGGTTTTTGGGAAAAAGAAACTTATGAGTTTTATCAAACATTTGTATACGATAACAACCAAGAATCAATACCTGTTTTAATGGGTGATGGCGAAAGTTCAATAGATAAATTTACATTTACAACAGCAGGTTTAAAATCACTAAGAGTTTCTGTTTTTGCTGACTTAGCTTATAGTGCTAGAATTACTGGAGGTAGGGTATATACTAGGATATCTGAAACTGATGATGACTTAATATTAATAGCTGATATAGATATAGTTAAAGGTGTTAGAACTAAGATGGATGGAGACCATGTTCCTTGGACTATTGATAGCGATTCTACTGCAGATGGATATTATGTATTAGGAGATGCAGGAGGTAATATAAACTCTCCGGGAATAGATACATACACCACAATAAATGGATTTGCACCAGATATTAATTTTGTTGCTTTAGGTGGTTATGGTGAAAACTATAAAGCATCAACTATAGCAAACAGAAGAACTTTTATAGCTAATGTAAAAATAAAAGGAAAAGGTGGAGAGTTAGAAAAATTTGGTGATAGAATAATGTTTAGTGAGATTAATAAATTTGACACATTTTTAGAGCACAACTTTATAGATGTTTCAAAAGGTGACTTTGGAGAGTATACAGCATTAGAATCTTACGCAGACAGATTAGTTGCATTTAAAAATAATCTTGTTCACATAATTAATGTAGCTAGTCCTAATATATCTAACTGGTATTTAGAAACTACAATTAAAAACTTTGGTGTTAATTTTCCATTTAGCGTTACTAGAACGGACAATGGTATAGCTTGGGTATCAGATAATGGATGTTACTTATATAATGGTTCATCTGTTCAAAACTTAAGCGATAGAAGAATATCAATGAGTAACCCTTCTTATTCAGCAACAGATGTAAATTGGCAAGATTGGTACAGGGGAAGTGCTAATTTAAAAGATGTAATGATAGGTTATGACCCTATAAGTAACTCATTAATAATGTTTAGAAGTCCAGATGATAATACAACTAACTCAAATACTGGTTGGATATATGATTTTGATACAAATGGATGGATTTACCATGACTCTATATTTACTGATAGTGCAACATATACAAACTTTATAACAGACTGGAATAATAATTTAACCGTAGGAGAGTTTCCAGATAGTGCCACAACTGTAAATTTTAAAAAATTTCTTCCTGTGCAAAAGTCCGTTGCAGGTCAAGAGTTTGTTACAAAAGATATTGACTTTGGTCAACCCGGTTTAGTAAAGAAAATATATAAAGTTATTATTACTTATAAATCTGATGGTGCAGAAACAACTCCATTTAGTTACTCTGTAGATGGTAAACAAAATTTTTCTGGAGATGGAGGAGGTACTTTTACTGGAAATTTTGCAGATACTAGTGGTAAATGGGATGTGTTAACATTAACACCATCTTCATTTATATCTTGTCAAAGTATACAAATAAGGTTTGATGCCCCTAGTGCTGGTAAGTTTGAAATAAATGATATGACAATACAATATAGAACAATAAGAAGTAAAGAAGTTGCATAATGGAATTATCTGAAAGAGATATAAGAAAGGTAATAAATACTAAAGAGTCTTCGTTAGAGTTTCAAGGAACTCCCTCTATTGGTGGAATGGTAGAAGGTCAAGTTGCAATACAGAAAAAATCAAATAGTCAACTTGCGTTATATAGAAAGAAATTTGGTAAGTTATGGAAGTCTTATATGTCTGCAGATGGAAATCAAATAGTAGACAAAACATTAACAGCAAAAAAATTAATTTACACTCATGAGTTTATAGACTATAGAATCTTTATACATAATTATACTAAGAACACCGATGGTAATGAGACTTTTTTACCTTGGAATGGAACAGGAGAGCAAACCAGTATGGATAGTGCAACAACTGGGTTTTTAGTTCCTTATAATATGACTTGTGAAAAGATATTATTTAGAGCAGAACCTTTAGATAATATGACATATGATATAACTTTTAAGGTATACAAACAAGATAATGACCAAACTGCTGACGAAGTATCTAGTTATACATACACAAGCACTCTTTCAAATGACACAGCTATAACTATAAACAGAGCAGATTTTAACAACCCTCCAAGAGTAGAAGCTAATGACAAAGTTGGTATATCTATTGACTTTGCTACAGACCCCGGAAACGATACTGTTGATTTTTACGTAACGTCTGTATGGAGAGTTGAAGTAACTATATAATGGAAATATAAAATGAATTACAATAATATAAAAAACTACAGAGTAGGAGGAAGAGCTGGTAGGCGTATATTAGCCAGTAGTTACTTTGATACTCAAGCACGAATGGCAGAAGAAGATGCTAGGAAAGCCGCTGAAGCTTATGAAAAAAAATCTAAATTGTCAAAAGGACTTGGTGACATTTGGAGTAAAGGAGCAGGTCTTTTAACTAAAAGTTTAGCAGGGGATGGTTTAGTTGGCAGTTTAGCTCAAGCATATTCTAAAGGATATGGTCAGTTTATGGGAGAAACACTAGGTGATGTACTTACTGGAAAACCTAAAGATGTTAAAAGGAGAACTGCTTTTTTTGCTGATGATTTTGATGATGTAGATAAGTTATATAAAGAACAATTCGGATTTAGTAAGGATAGTATGAAGAATAGGCTTGGAAGAAGCTTAGGAAAGTCAGGAGCTTCTTTAGTTGGGTCAGCTACAGACTACTTAGGTGATGTAACAAAAGGTAAATTGGCAAATCTTTTTACAGGTTCAGGTGATACTTTTTCTACTATACAGCCTCCATCAGAAGGAGAAAGATATGCTCAAGGATTAGAAATGGGTGAAGCTGGTGAAGGTTTAAGGTTTGGAAGGGGCGATTCTTTTGGTAATTTTAGTTTAGCTCAACCACAACAGCTTACTGACCCTAGGGTTTTGCCAAGTGCATCAGATTCAATGATTAATGTCGGCTCAGGTTCTTTTAGTATGAGTCCACAACTCCTAGAAGACGATAAGTTTTTTGGATTAGACGATGTAAATCTTGATTACGCAGAGGGTAGTATACCTAGTTCTTTTAGCCCTGATTCACCATCTCTTCAAGAGTTAGCTAGTAGAGGAGATGAAACATTATTTTCTGACTTAGGCTTAGATGAAATAGGAAAAGTATCATCACCTTCATTAATAGGAGAAGAATACGCATTAGCAAGAGATTCAAATAATATGTACAATCAAATGAAAGAATTGTCTAGAAATTTAGGAGTTGATATAGCAAGGCAAGAAGGTAGACTCGGTCAGGTATTAGGAAATCAAGAAATGAGAAGACCAATGTTTGAAGACATTAGCCCTAGCAATGTACAACCTGTATATAATTACTTTAAACCACCAATGAGGGGTATTGGAGGTGGTTATCAAGAAGGTGGTCTAATAAACCCAATGTCTTATGCAAGGAGGATAGTTTAGTGGCTCAATCAGATAATATACCAGCAATGTTGCAGTCAGGAGAATACGTAGTTCGCAAAGAAGCTGTAGATAAATTAGGAAAAAATACTATGGATATGATAAATAACGCAGATAGATTAGGATATATGGGAGGTGGATTAGTACCGCAAGGTCAACACGGTCACTCAGCTATAGATGAGCTACTAGCTTTAAACACCTTAGCTAATCAAAAAAGCATTGACATGACTAGAGATTCTTCTATGATGAACAAAGGTGGTAAGGTATTTAAAAAAATACCTGAAGGTAATAGAGGGTTAATGGGTCTACCAGAAGAAGTTAGAAATCGTATGGGATATATGAAACAAGGTGGTATGATGTATGACTATATGGGTGGTGGAATGATTGATGAATATATGTATGGAGGAATGGCTGATAAGAAAAAGAAAATGATGGGTTACCAACAAGGTGGAGAAGCTGACCCTCTTCAGATTGAAATGAGAATGGCAAATCCAGATATGTATAAAGGTTCATCTCTTGGAGTAGAAGATAAAATAGCTATGGCTAAGAATAGAGTTAATCAGTTAACAGCTATGCTTAAACCTACGGAAATTAGAAGCGGTAATATGTTTGGAAGAGAAGTAAGGGGTATGTTAGATGTCTTAGATGAGGCTAAAGCAATAAATCCTGAACAACTAGCTAGCGATATTATGATGCTTTTAAGAGATAGAGACGCTAAAAGAGATAGTGTTAAGAGTTATTTTGAAGGAGGTGAAGCAGGTCAAAGTAGCACAGGTGGGTACTATTCAGGAATGCCTGCTGATAAAGCTTTCTTTCAAAGATTATATGATGAGTTTGGTGAATTTGAAGATGATGATGAAAGAAAAAAGTTTGAAGAAAGATTTAAACCAGACTTCTCTGATGCTTTTTCAGGTATCCAACAGATGAACGTAGGGTTATCAGGTCAATTAGGAGACGCTATGGAAATTTCTAGGCAAACTCAATCAGCTAGTGGATTTTCAAATGTAGGAGCTCAACCCTTAGTCCCAAATATATACAGAACTCAAGCAGAGGGTGCTTCTGATATATTTAAAAGTTCAAAAGAACAAGAGGAAGCTGATGCTTTAGCAGAGCTATTAAGGTTGCAAACATCAGGTGGTGTTAAATTCACACAAACATAAGGAGTTAAAGTGGCAAGACTAATAAGAATAGAAAAACCTGAAAGCGGATTAGATGTATTTCTAAAAGAGATATCTGCTTATTTAAGTCCTCAGTACCAGCTAGCTAAAAGACAGGAAGAACGTGCTGATGCTAGGTTAGAGCTATCTAAAAGACAAATGGCTGAGAATGAAAGAAGGTATCAGGATTCTTTAACTCAACAAAGATTTCAAAATGATATATCATCTCAAAATGCTGAAATAAATAAAGAAACATTTGAGCTTAATAAAAGAAATTCTGAATATGCTATAGCTAGGCAAGATTTAGATGAGTCATTTGCTGGTATGAACTCTAGGCAATTAGCTAATGCAAATATAGACTCTTTTGGAATAGGAATTGAAGACCCTACTGTTAATTTAAGAATTAAAAAGTATGCACAGTCTCGTATAGATAACGCTAAAGAACAATTTAAAACAATTTCTAATACATTAGATTTATACAATAGTCAAAATCCAGAATCTCCAATGACTATAGACACAGCTTTAGACGTATTTAAAAACGATGATTCAATTAATAAAGTTTTTACAGATGCTTATTTTAGTAAGGGTGACTTAAGTCCTAAGGAAAGAGCTCAAATAAGTACAATAACACCTAGGTTAACATCACTTAGAAAACAACAATCAGATTTATTTACACAACAAGCTAGTGGGATAGCTGGTGCTGATGATGCATTAGCAGAGGTGACGCTTACTATTAATAAATTACAGTCAAAACTGGACAATATGCTTGGATTTTCTAGCTCAAATATAAGCGGTTCAAACATAGACGCTTATAGTAATCAAGGAGCATCCGAAACAACAACAGAACTTCCAGACTTTTTAATACCTGATGATAAAAAAGGTATAGGAGATTTTGTAAGTAACGACATGTACAATGTTTTATTTTCAGATGAGGAAAGCACACTTGATAATGCTGTAGATGTAGCTAATAGAAATGCATCTGGAGAAGATGTTAAAGATGTTGTTATTGAGCAAGGAGATGAACAGCAAGGTGCAATGAATTATACAATGAATAGCGTTCAGGAGGCTGTTGATTCTGGAGAAATAAAAAATGAAGAAGATGCTAGGGAGCTTGACATACCTGAGTCAATTATATCTGGATTAAATTTTGCTCAAGCAGGTGCTACTAGTGGACAACCTACGCCTCCAACTGAAGACTTAGATTTATTTCCAGTTTTAAAAACACCACAGCAAGAGCAAGTTAAAAGCAATGAAACAAAAAAGAAAAAAACTCGCTCTAGATTTTTACCGTTAATTGATTTTAATAAGAGGTTAGAAAAAATAAATTCATTTGAAAAACAATTAAAAGAAACTCCAGTTAAAAATAAAAATAAACAAAATAGATTAAATGCAAGAATAGATAAAGTAAAAAAATCTATTGCAAGAGATTTTTCTAAAGTATATGATGGGGCTATGTCTGTTGAAAACTATCTTGATGTAATGAGTCGCAATGACCTTGCTAGGTTAATAAGTATATATAAAGAAAATCAAGATTCTGTTTCTGAAGCTGATAATCCTAATAGCTTTAAAAACACTATGAAGAGTGGAGTTGATAATATGCTTGAAGGATTAGGTACAACATTAGATTTACTTCAATATAGAAATCCTTATAGGTAAAATAAAATATGTCACAGTTTAATCCAAACATGAGTAAAGAACAGCTTGTAAATGATTTCAGAGCTGTTGACCCTAGTTATAATGGTATGAGCGATGACTTAGCTTATAAAGTTATTACTAGAAAATTTCCTCAATACAAACTAGAATCTGAAAGTTTTGAATATAACCCCAAAGATGAAAGCGGTATTGTAGATAAGTTAGGCACTATTTGGAAAGATGGTTACAATAGGTCTTTACAAGGTATGGCTGAAGCTATAGCTACAAATAAAAAACAAGTATATGACTTAGGTAATTATCATCCGGGAATAATAGGGGATATAGCCGCAAGTGTATCATCATTTTTTACCCCCTTAGATTTTGTCACTACTGTAGCTGGTGGTGGAGTTGGTGGTGCTGTTGCTAAAGGTGTAGCAAGAAAGTTGGTATATAAAAGACTATTGCAAAATAGAGTTTCTAAAGATGTTGCTAGAAAAGCCGCACTTAAAGCAAGTGCTTTTACACAAAAAGCATACGCAAAAACTGGAGGAGGGGCAGGTGCACTAGGTCTATACTCAGGTGCTGGTGAGGCTATGAATGAATACTTATCAGATGGAACTATAACTCCGGGTAAGGTAGTTAAGGCTGGTGCTAAAGGTGCTGTATTAGGTGGAATGACAGGTGGTACTAATGCATTCTTAACAGATAAAGGGGTAAATGTATTAGGTAGAACGTTTGCAGAAGTTGGTCAATTTGGTACTGTTGCTCCGTTACTAGAAGGAAGAGCACCTACCCCTGAAGACTGGGTTCATGCAGGTGGTATGGTATTAGGTATCAAAGGCGTTAATATGGCGGCTACTAAAGGCTTTGATAAACTAAGAAAATTTAAAAAGTACGTTGTTGAGCCAGAGGTATCTAAGCAACCTATACCAGAGGGTCTTGATGTAACAAAAATAGCTGAAGAAACAGGAAGAAGAAGTTATGCTAATGAACTACATGATAGTATCCGCACAGACAGTAAGGGTAAAAGAGAAGCTAAGATACTCAGTTTTGATGACAAAAATGTTCAGGCAAGGTTCCTAGATACTGGTGAAGTGGCATTAATTCCTAAAGATATTTGGTATAATTATTACAGAAAACCAGAGAATTTAAATATATCTCCAAAAGAATTAAGAGCTAAAAGAGAAAGTGAAATTAGAAAACTGGAAAAAGAACTAGGCCATTCTAATGAAGTAAAAGAAACAAATAGAGGGTTGCATAAAGCTGAGAAAGGTAAAGAGGCATTGTCGAAAAACTTGAAAGACTTAGGTAACGAAAATATAGGGAGCCTAAGAGACAAGTTAACTGTTGAAAAGTATACTAAAAAAGCATTGGAGGATATGCAGAAGAATGGGATAGATATGCAGAAGACTAGGTTTAGTGTATTCCTAGACGATATGCTACCTGCTCCTGCCAATAAATTATTAGACGTTTTTAGACCTGCAAGAAATCAAGGTAGCGTAAGTCCAGCTAGGAGAATATACGTTGCTAAGGTTGATAAATTTGTTGTAGACCAAAGAAGAACTTTGTCAGAAACATTTGACCTCATGTCTCAGTTTGGATTAAATGCTGAAAAACCAACTAAGCAACAGGTAAAGAATTTAGCAGGAGCTATGAAAATGAGTGAGTCAGAAGTATCTAAGAAATACTGGGAGCTATTAGCTGATGCCGTTGAACAAGGTATAAACACACCTGAGACAATGGGTTATAAACAAATATCTGATTTTCTTTTTAACAGAGCTCGTGAATCTGGAGTTGATGTAGGATACCTAGAAAACTATATACCAAGAATGCTTAAGCAAGGCTTAGCAGAAAAGGTATTTGCTGATATATATAAAATATCAGAAATGGTTTCAAAGCAATCAGTTAAAAAAGGCGAGGAGATGTTAGTCAAGGATTTACAAAATGACTACATAGATTTAATAATACAATCAATGAATAACCCAGAAGCCTTTGCTAAGAGTAGAGGTGGAGAGGCTAGGTTTTTAAATAGAATTATAAAAAAAGCTATGCCTTCTCTGTCAAAGGAAACTAAGGAGGCTTATGAATCAATACTAGAAGGGGTTAGAAAAAGAGAAGGCGTTGAAGAGCTTAGTCCTTTTAAAGCTATGGCACTTATGGGCAGGCTTACCTATGGTGAGGTATTTAAAGAGTATGGAAACCTAACAAAAAAAAGAACCTATGAATTACCTTCTAAGTTTTATGAAAGAGACATTAGAAAACTACTAGGAATATACTCTTCCAATGTTGCTAGGGCTTCAGCAGAAACAAAGAACTTTGGTAAGAAAGGAAAAATATACACAGAGCTACTTAAAAATGCCCCAGATTCAGACTTGCCTATAATTGCGGAGCTACATAATCATGTGATGGGCTCTATAGGTTACAATAGAAGATACAATCTTAACCCCGGAATCAAAGACTTTATGCAGAAAGTTATGGAATGGGAGACATCTACTAAGATTGCATTAGGTACAGCAACAGCTATGAACTTGTCACAGTTTGCAATATCATCTGCTTTATCTGCAGGCTATTGGAGATTTACCAAAGGTGCATATAAGTATATGACTGATAAAGATTTTAGAAAAGAGGTAGATGCATCTGGTGGTAATCTATATAAATACATAAACGAAATGATGGGTCTATCTCAACAAAGTGATATATCTAAAAAGGTTGTAGGTAGATTAACTGATGTGTCTCAGTTTAATAGAATAAACTCTATTAATAACATATTAGCCGCTTCAACAGCTAGAGTTTTAATAGATGATTTAGTAGCTATATCAACAGGTAAAAGAGGAATTGGATTAGGTAGAATGGGCTCAAAGAAATGGGCTAATAATACCCTTAAAAAAATGGGAATAGACCCTTCTCAAATAAAACAAGGTAAGCTACCTAGGTCTACAATTATAAACTCAATAGGTAACTTTGCAGTTAAGTCTCAGCTACAGAAAGATATTTTATCAGACCCACTAATACTAAATAGACCATCGGCTAAACCGTTTCTACAGTTTAAATCATTTGGACTTAGGCAGTACAACTTTATAATGGACACATTAAAGTTTGATTTAGCTCAAGGTAATTTTATGCCAGTACTTAGACTAGCCGCAGGTGGAATGGCTACAGGTGCTTTAGCTATAAAAGCAAAAGAACTTATGAAACAACTAGCATCTGGTGAAAAAGCATATGACCCTGCTACATTTTTTGAAACAGACGCTAAAGAAATAGTAGAGAATATAGCCGCTATAGGAGCTTTTGGTTTCTTAGGTGACTTTATGATGGCTGGATTAGAAGAAGGTAGAAGCGTTACTAGGGCATTGGCTTTCTTTGCATCACCACCTTTTATGTCAGATGTATCTGAGTTGTTTAAGTTTATGGGTGCACTAGAAAGAGACTATAAAAACTACCAAGGAGACTTTATAAGAAGAGTTCCATCTAGAGCATTGAGGATGACTGGTAGTCCTTTGTTAAAAGACGTAGCAAAAAGACTAGAAACAAAAGGTTTAAAACAAAGTAGGATAGAGTTCCTTAGAGGTAGAAGAAAATCTTCTATAGTAGATACTATAATAAAATCTGAAACACCAGAGGCTTATCAACAAGCACTAGAAGATATGCGTAATTGGAATAGCACCTACCCTATGTATCCTATACTAGTAACAGATATAGATTATAAAGCTGTGATAAAAAGAAAGATGCAAAAGCATAAGAAGAGAGCTGATATATAATGCTTAAAAAGGCTTGGGTGTACCGCTTACGCTCTCTCCTCTGCTCTTTGCTAGTTCTACTGCCTCAGATTCTGTATTAGTAACCAAGCAACTGTTGCCGTGATACCCAACCTCACAAGAATTAGTAACTCCGTATCTATTTTTTGCTACAATTAACTCTAGAAAACAATCACTATTACCATCATCTCCATACCTAGATACCCAAGGATAGTGAGTAAATACTACTATCTCTGCATCTTGTTCTAAGTTACCAGACTCTGCTAAATCAGACAATCTAGGCACTCTGTCATTTCTATGCTCCATATTTCTATTCATCTGCGATACTAGTATAACAGACATATCTTGTGCTTTGGCTAACCATTTATAGCTACGGCTAACATCACCTATCTTAAGACGTAAGTCTCTCCTATCGTGAGCAGGGTGCTCAATTAAACCTATATGGTCATCAATAACTACATCAGGACTTATTGCTTTTATCTCACGAAATGTACTCTCTATATCCCTAACATCATCAAACATAAATAGCTTACCACCATAAACCTCAGATATCTTTTCAGATATGTCAGCTAACTCTACTTGGTCTATATCTATATTGTTTCTAAGGTTTCTATACTGCAATGCTTTGGACTCCATAGCTATAAACTTCTTCATCATCTCTGTATTAGGCATCTCTCTGTTAAACATAGCAACCTTTAGTCCTTTATGCACTAGGTTCCTAGCTATGTTAGCAGACACAGTAGTCTTTGCATTGCCGGGTCTACCTGCAACTATAGTAATCTCACCTCTTGTCATACCAGTAATAACTCTATCAAGTGTACCAATACCAGTAGGAATCTGTGTAGTAGAATTAACTATAGACTCCTTCGTATTCTCTAATAAAGAATCTATATCAAAGGTTTGATTTGGCTGTAGTTTTATAATATTTCCAATAGTAGTATGTGCATCCTCAAGTAAGTTACTAGTCTCTAAGGATGTGTCGTTAATACCCTTGGATATATCGTGCATTTGATTAAATAATATCCTACGTAGATAGTAAGCGTGTAGTCTTTTAGCATATTCTAATGCACTAGCCGGAGACACAACTGAATCTAGAAAGCCACTTATCTCATACTTAGTACTGTAGACATCTGATATGTTTCCAACTTCCTCACATATAGTTACCAAGTCTATCTCTGTATTATTTTTATGTAGCTTACATAGAGAACTCCAAACCTTTTTATTAAAAGAAGAATAGAAAAAATCATCTTCAGGTATGTATTGCTTAACTGAATCTATATAACTACTATCGCTTATTAGGCATCCAAGCAATGCTTTTTCTAACTCAATACTCTTCATTCTCATCCTTTAGTTTAGGTGGTATCCTATCCAAGTTCTTTCTCTCGTATTCTTGTCTAAGACCATACCTATTGTTATCGTTCTTAATTATACTAGCTAAGTATTTAATATTAAATCCCTGCTCTACTCCATTTTTCTTTTTGAATTTAGCAATAGACTCTGAAACAATAGCGTCTTCTATGTTCTGTATATCTGCTAGAAACCCTGCTACTTGTACATCATCCATAGTCCAATGAGTAGATAGGTCTTTAACTATACTGTCTATCTCTCTTAATATTTTTGGAGACCTAGACAGCCTTAAAGACTTGAGTCTTATAGATACATCTTTCTTTAGTATCTTTCCACTACACAAAGGACACTTAGCCACAGAGACCACATTCTCCATTGTCAAGTGGCACATTGTTAAATACTGCTACTGGTAAATATCTATTTACAAACGCTCCCCTTGAACCAACTACCTTAGTTTCGTATGGCTTACTACAGTTAATACATTTCAAAACCTTACTAGCAATCATAGCTTGACCACCCTCTTTAGATTTCTTGTCATTCACTTCGTAATTAACTGCCTTGTAGTCAATCCAGCTTTCTCCAAGGTAGTATTGTAAATCCATTACTCTTGCTCTTGCTCTTCCTTGGAGGCTTCTTTTACCATCTTTAAGCGTGCTATTATATCCATCAAATCCGTCATCGATATTATAGCATACATTTTGCCCCTTGATTCCTTTACGCATTGGAGGTGTAATCCCCCCATTTGCTCCGAAGGCTTCAACCATTTTGCTATCCTTTTCCGTACCTTACATTGTACGGTGTATTCTTCTATTGTTAAGTCTACTTCAGGGTGAAGACCTAATGACCTACCATCAGAACCCCACGCTCTTTTTGATTCTAAGCCGTATTCCTTAGCTAGATTTACGACTTCTCTTTCGAATCTGTTTCCTTTTGCTTTGCTTTTTGACGGCACTTCTTCTACTCCTTTTCTTCTTGAAGGGGCTCTCTAGAAACTTCTCCATCCCCCTTGCTATTTTGTTGAATAAATCCATCTATTTTCTCCTTCATAAAGTTACTATAAATCTCAGTTTCTCCTTTCATATCTAGGTAGTTATAAAGAAAGTCTCCGAGAACATCTATTGCTGACTTATTAGCTAAGACTAATTTAGATAGAGTGTTTATGTCATCTTGCATAGCCTTCTTTGTTTTATTTTTTCTTTTTCTGTATTTCATATTATTAATAGATATATGGGGAGACCTATGATTGATATTATCTTATTTCTTTTAGTGCCAACCTCAAGAATATAATTTTTTCAAATGCCAATTAACAGTTTTAAAAACACAAGAAGAGAATATCTATTCTTACGTCCTACTTGCTTATGTGTTCTGCTCGTAGGTTAAGTTAATGTTAATGTAACAAGAGAGCAACCAGTCTCCCCATATAAAACTATATTACTTCCCCACTATCTTTTCTAATTTATCTAAACGATAAGTTATTAGTGCCCATATTGCTATCATATAGACAGTTTGTATTAAGACATCAAAGGCTTGTGTTTGTAGAACTTCTATTACGTAATACATAGCCATTACTTCTCCTCTTTTTTATTTTCTTCTTCTATTGGTGATGTAGATAATATTACTAATCCAATAACTAGTAACACTAACATCCACCCAATTACTTCTATTAGACTCATTTACTTTCTCCTTGAAATTAAACTTTGGGGTGTTTAAGGTACACCCCAAACCTTATATTAACTACTTACCTGCTAAAGAATATGTAGCATAACCCTTACTGTTATCAGTAGTAATATTCATACTAAACGTATTACGTAGAGTCCATATTACAGCCGCTAGTCTATAGATACCAAATCTACTAACAGCAGTTTTTGCAGTTATCTTTTTACCTGTGAATAAAAAGTCTCTTACTTTCTCTACTTGCGTTTTTCTTTTTCGTGCCATGTTGGCTCCTTTTCATATACGGTTCTTAGTTGCTTAATAAGGAAGTAATCTTCCCTATCATTTAGTTCATAGATACTTCTTTCACCTTTAGTTATATCCTTCAATGCATTATTCATGTGCCTTAATCCATCATACCATCCGAACTTAGTTGTGAAAGAATGCTCTATCTCATTCCACTTCTTTACCTCCATTAGGACTCCCTCCATATTCAGTATGTAATCTACTAGGGTACAACTCTTCTTCTTCTGTCGTCATTCCTTCTGCCATATTCCGTTCTGCTATATCGTCGTATTCTTTCTGTAATTTACCTTTTAGTATATCTGCTTCTTCCCTAATATTGCAATGATTTGGCTTACTAGCATCAGTAGTAATACTCGTACTACCTGTAAATAAACCGTATTTCATTATATCTGAATAAGCTGATAAGGCTCTAATGATGATATTGTATTCGCTATTTGTTATCTTCATTTAGAATGGTAAGTCAGATAGGTCTTGCTTACCATTGTTCCAAGTGTAGATACCAACAGCCTTAGGTGATGTAACCTCTTCTCCTTCTCTGTTAGTCCAAGTTTCGTGCTTTACTTTTATTATTGCAGGCATACCTTCGCAGTTAGAGGGAGTAAATACTGGCAATGCAAACATCTTCTTACCATCTATCTCTTTCTCCTCAGGCTTAATACCTAACGAATCACAAACTTCTTTGAACTCTCTATTGCCACCAGAGTTAGGCTCTAGGTTGCTCTCTGTAGGGTTTTTAAATCTAAACAAACCCTTAGAGCGTATAGTATTACCTACAAATAAACTACCACTATGCTCTCCAAATGTCTTATCAGAGTTCTCATTAGCAAGTTTAAATGTTAAGTTGTATATATCTGCTAGATATTTACCACGTATAACAACATCCTCTTTTAATGTAAACTCTTTTACGTGAGCGTAATAGTCTCCTTCGGGTACTATAACTTTTGGTTTATCTTCTGATGGGTCATAGTAGGACTCTCCTCCCATTACCCCACCAAGTACTGCATTTACTGAGTTACTCATTTTCACTTTCCTTTACTTGATTTATCTTGTTTATAACTTTCGCTATATCTTTCTTTTCTATATCACCATTCTCAATATATAGTGATATCTTTTCTTTCCATTCATCACTAAGACCTTCCATCTCTGTATTTATATAGTCTATATCATCCTTGCTTAATGATGTATCTTCTATTCTGTTTCTGTAAACGTCGTCTGCAATATTCATATACATATTGAAAGCCTTCTTCATAGCGTCTGTATTAGCTGACTTAATATCGTTACCAACATCTACAAAACCATCTTTGTCTCTTAGCTTTTGTATTCTATGAGCCGCTGTCATATCTCCTTCTCTCCATATACCACCTTCAAACCACTTCAATCTGCCATGTACCATAAAGGCTTCACTACCAAGCATCTCTGTTCTTACGATAGTCCAAGACCATCCGGGATAATACTTGTTAGCTACGCTCTTCATGTATCCTATCTCTACATAGTCCATACCCATCTTCTTCTTAACATACGTCTTAGGTGTATCTTCTAAAGATACTTTTTCGTGCAAGTTTCTCATAGTATCAAACACGTCTTGCTTTACGACATTCTCGTTTACATTTTCTACTACTGATATCTCACTACCCATTAACACCTCTCTTTTCTTTAACACTTAGCTTGTATTGGCTTAACATAGCAACTAGAAGTAATAGATAGTTAATCATATCACTTACCCTTCCTTCAATAGGCTCAGAGTATTCTTTGCCATCCTTAAAGTAATTTCTAAGGCTAGACATATGCTTGTTAAGATATACAGATAACACTTGCATAGGAGTAAGTCCTAAGTCATTTGCTATACTCTCAAAGTTCCATAATACATTATCATTGTGGTTTCCTTCTGTGTATTCTATACGTTTTCTATCTGATAATTTTAATGTACTATCTATGAAACTATTCCTTAGCTTATTGAACTCTTTAGATGTCATACTAAGCCTCTATCTTATCTTCGCTAGTTATTAGAGATATAATATCGCTGTGTTCATTTGTCATTTCTTCAGCTTTCTTTATATTCTCTTTAAACTTAGGAAGTTTCTCTTCTTGATTAGCTACTACATACATAAGGTTCATTAATGCAATCTCTAATTGGTTGATTCTAAACTCTAAGTAATCAATATGCTTAGACATCTTTAAACTCTACCTCTACCACCTCTGTATTTCTACCATACAATCTATTAGAATCATTTGAAATCATCTCTGCATCTTCTCTTTCATCGAATAGCCTATTGGGGTATTTGTTATTTACTACATTAGAAAAAGCACCACCTCTAATCATCCACCAAGTAGTGTCATCCTTCTCTTCTTTTATTGTCCATTTACTTTTACTCACTTTACTCTCCTTTATTATAGGGGCAAATATCTCTAACCGAACAATACGATTCACATTTGATACCTCCCCACGTTTCTTCTTTAGTGCACTCACTTGGTAGTTCATTGTGTTCTAATGCCCAAATGAGAGCGTCTCTTTTTACTTCGAACTTATCTAATAGATGTTCATCATTTATGTATGGAACTTCTATCATATATATCTTTTTATCTATACCCCTTTCCCTAGCTATCTGTAAACCACCATCTCTAACCGTAGCTTGTACATACATATTATCTACAGCGTACCCATTCTGCTCTAGCAAGTATCTATAGAAGTTTATCTGCCAACCCCAATCTTCCATATCTGCAGTATCTTTATCTATATAAAATTCCTTTATTCTTTTTGGCGTACCTGCTTTTCCCCATCTACCACTTCTTTTATATACTTCTGTTGGGTGGTATCCATGCTTAGTTTGTACTCCTAAACACTTAGCTATTTTATAACTGCCTGAAAACTTGTAGTCTACAAGAGTCTTAGTCTCTTTATCATATAAGTCTACTATGCCAGTTATACCAACTGCTTCTAGTGGAATCTCTGAGCCTAATCTATTCAACATAGAAGATGACTCTTCTAACTTTAAGTGATGTAGAGTACCAGCTAAAGAGAACGCATTGTCATCTGTGTATATATAATAGTCTCTTGTTCTCTGTAGAAATGATTGGCAAGTACCTTGTATCAACTCTGTAGTTGACGGCTTTCTATCGGGGTCTCTATCTGATGACATATGTAGTAATGTAGGTAGCGATACACCCATTCTTTCTATATCAACGTTCCCTCTGCTCACATCTTCTAAAGATACTACATCACCATCAGGGTATTTAAAACCTTTCAATGGCATATCTTTTTCCTCTTCTCTCTATTTTAATTTACTAACTTGTGATTACTTGAATCAAGTATTATTTTAATTTTCTTCATCATTTATAATAATTTCATCCTCAGATATAAATCTCTCTAAGTATATCCCTGAATCACTCTCTATTAATGCTAGTTCTTCCTCTACAATTTCCTCTACGCTTTTATTTTTATGTACGTAGTCTTCATTGTTCACATAAACTGCTAGTTCTACTATTACTGTTTCGTAATTACTCATCACTTACCTCCTTTTTATTATCTACTTTAACAACAAGCGGTAGCCTTATTGACACTCCTAAAGACCACATTTCTACTACTCTCATCATCATACTATCTGTTATCTCAAAATCATCCTTTATGTCTCCTATTGCTTCATCTAATATAGTATCTAGTGTTAAGGCAATATCTTCATATATATTATCAAATATAATATCATTTTCTGTTATCATTTTTTCCTCTTTTTTTATTATCTAAACTTTGCTATTCTCTTACATATATAATCTTTTAAAGTATCACCGAATATATTTATATTAGGTGGAGACTGCATCCAAGACTTAAAGTTCTCATCGCTAAACTTAGATAACTCTATACCTCTAAGTATTATTATATTAAGTATTGATATCCAATTAGATATCTTAGTCTTGTTTATAGTTCCTGAATGTAGTCTAAATTCTATTGTACCATGATAGTATCTAGAGTGTATGTTTATACCACAATACCTAGCCTCATTATATTTATCATTACTAGGTGATGAATCCATAGCTTCATAATATTCTGATATTAAATCTTGTTCGTCTGAAACTCTTCTAAGTATGTCTACATCCATCTCTGCATCTCTACACCAATTAGAACTTTGCCTAGAAGGTGGCATCATAGACTTTAATATCTTCTGATACTTTTGATATACAATAGCTATGTTTGCAATCTCTTTAGGAGTTTTATCTATTGAGTTAAAGTGTACGTGAAAGCCGCAAGTAGAATTTACTCTAGCTTGATACATATCTCTCCAATCTATCAATGAGTCTATTGTACTCATTAGAGAGTCTCCATTAGAAGGACTAGACACCATCTCAACACCATAGCCTTCGTCTGAATTTATAGAACCATCTGATACATTAGTCCAATATCTAGGAGTATCCATTGAGTCTGCATCTGGAACTATACACTCAACTTCTAGACCAACTAAGCTACGTATAGGATACACAAAAGTATCTGATTTCCTACTATTAGATGGTTCTGTTGTTGGAACACTCATATAGCAAGACTCGTCTCTATCATGATAACAATGTTCGCACCAGTTTTCTCCTTCTGCTTCCATGTAATAACTACAATCTATATGTTCTACTTCGCTACAATTATCACAATAGATATACCTTGTACTAAAGCAATCATAGCATATATATTCATCAAATGCTACGTAAGCTTCATCTCTTGGATGACCTCCCTCTCCACAACATTCACAAGTAACAAATTCTTCTAAGTAGCAATCTTCACACCACTTACTTTCGTCTTGTGGGTGCGATACTAGCTCTGATGAATTAATAGACATTGCCACATTGCAACCTTCGCAATTACACTTATTTTGTTTTGTAGTGGTTGGCATATTAGACTCCTATGTTAGTAGTTATAACTCCAACTAGAAATGCATTTATTACTTTTAACCATTTCATTCTCTTAAGTGCATCATATATTTGAGACTCTATATCATCTGAGTCTCTATCTATATCTACATCTTCAGAACCAAGCATATCAATTTGCTCTAGTAAGAAATCTAGATACTCATCATATGTATTACTTGAAAGAAACGGATTCTTTTTTGCCCTACTATATAAAGTTTCTATTATATATTTCTTAGACTTTAGCTTTACAGCGTCAGGAAATCCTAATAGTATTACTTTTTTAGAAGGGGGTGTTGTCTTGCTCATCATCATCTCCTTTTTCTGTATGATAGTTACCATCGTACTCTACAATTTCACATTGTAAACAGATAGGTCTACCATTGGTAACAAATATCTCATCCTTTGTAGTATACTCATAGCAGTAGTAACATAACTCTGTATTAGTATCTGTATCACAAGTCTTAACACCATATAAAGACTTAGTAGCTGGACTCATATTACTACTAGAGTAAGCACTACCATAACCACTACCATAACTACCATAACTACCATACCTCCAACTATCCCAATTACCACGAGAGTAGCTATACTGACTAATAGTCTCAAACTCTAGCTTATCTTCATATGCTCTACTACCAAACAGTTCTGTATTATATGTAAATATAAAATCCTCAGCTACTTCTTTTATTGGTAGTCTTAGACCAGCTCTAGTCATAGCATCTTGCATAATTTGCTTAGTAGATGCCCATAGTAGAACTCTAGCTTTTTTCCAATATGCTACTACCATAGGTCTACCACTTTCTCTAGCTAAGTGTAGTGTACTATTACTATCTTTAACCCAAGTAATAGCAAAGTCTCCGTCTATATCCTCAAAAGCCTTATCCATTTGCCTTCTATTAAGTGCTTGGAATAGAACTTGAGAGTCTACATCGGGAATCTCTTTACCAAGAGTTCTAGATACCTCGTTATAGTTATGTATTATACCATTGTGAGCACCTGTAACATTACCTATGTTAAAAGGATGAGCGTTCTCTACTTTTACACTACCAGTAGTTGCAAGTCTAACGTGCCCCATAAAGATAGTAGTGTCTCTATTTATTCTACTTAGTATATTACTCCAATCTGGTGTATCTACTAATGTAGATGAATCAATTAGAGTCTTGTAGGTGTATCTATTATCTTCATCAATAATAGAAAACCCTGTACTATCAGTACCTCTTATAGAGGATTCATCTGTTAGTTCAGTAGTTATCCTTCTAAGTATATCTAACTGATTATCGTTCTGTCGTCCACTAGTCTTAGCGAACCCAAAAATACCACACATATATTATATCTCCTTATATTAGTTATTGGTATCTATTCTTTCTTCTATATATTCAGCACCACTAACACCTGCTACTTCTTTTATAATGTCAATAGTCTTGAATTTTTTACTAAGTATTTTACTATATAGTCTAGGTTTGTTATGTAATGAAATAGCACTAGACATAATTTTATTTAGGAATAATATCCATCTTTCTATAGGATTAGATGATATAACTCCTTCGTGATATCTAAACTCTACTGAACCCTGATAGAACCTAGCATGTATATTAGTTCCTATGTATCTACCTTCATTGTACTTCTCTTCTGATATATCAGAATCTGCCATATTATAATAATCATATACTAACTTAGGCAATGAGTCTATCTTGGATATTTCTCTAGGAGATAATGTAATCTCTCTAGCAAATGAGGTAGTCCTTCTATCTTCTGGTATAGTCATATATATAGAGTTTTGTATTCTAGACATAATCATTAGTAGTGATTTTATCTCTGTAAAACCCATATCTAATGCATTCATATGTATATGTAGACCACAACTCTCATCTGTCATATTATACTCTGATTCATTTATCTCTTGCAATGATTCTAATGCAATATTTACTTCATTACCTATTATAGGTCTATCACTAACAAATTCTACACCTCCACTATTTAGAGAGCCATCACTAACTACTCTAAAGTAATCAGGTATACTTCCATTGTCTAAGTAATCATCTGTACAATCATAGTTAGTAATAACTTCACTCTCTACACCTACGAATCTATTGAAGTCGCTTTTTATACAATAGCTATTAGGTAGAGAATTACCTGCAACTGGAAGAGTAAGCTTGGATGATAGTACCATATCAGAACACTTACCACAATATTGACTATTAAACATTTTATAGTAGTTATTTCTTTCTAGAAATTCTTTTCTATATTCTGCTTTATTACTATGGTTTTTTAGAGATTCAAAATCTATCACGTCTATCTTTTTACATCTACTGCAAGATTCTATAGTACCATTAAAACACTCTCCACATACTATAAACATATCATTACTCTTAAATAGACTAACTATTCCTGCAAGACTTCTTCTAGTAGACATTAGATTAGCTCTATTTGATAGCATCATAGGTGTATTACAAGATTGACAAGAGAACTCTTTGTTTTTGTAGCAATCTTGACATACAAGCTTTTCATCTTCTCTACTAAACATAATGTTCTGACAACGACTTTTTACACTATTACAAGTATCACATTTTTTGTACCACGCATAGTCTCTCTCACAATCTGTTTTTAATAGATACATTAATAATTGACGAATATTATTTCTTAGAAAGAATCTGTTTCTACAATCTACAGATATTCTAGAATCTGAATTATCTACTAATCTATTATTCTCATTTGCATCTACTAACATATCAAATATTATAAGATTAATATTTTCTTTATCAGATATTCTATCTATACTTGAAGATATGTCATACTTATCAAAGTAACTAATAGCATCATTATCTATTATCTTATGTATATAACCCTCGTTCTCACTATAATAGATAGTATTCATATTTTTATTAGTAAATAGCACATCTTGAAATCTACATAAGATTCTAAGGTTTCTACCTCTTCTAACACTCTCTAGTATAAAATAGTTTGGTGTAAAATCTACTATCTTATACACTCTACTAGCTATAGAATCTATCTTAAAACCTGATAGTCTCCTTTCTGAGTTTAGTAATAGTCTATCTATATCTAAATCAACTATTCTATCATCATCGCAATTTAGAAGTCTAGCGTGTCTACTATTTACTAGATAAACTTCATTTGAATAAAACATCTTTCACCTCTCTTGCTATTGTTACTATAAGTTCTTTGTATACTACAAAGACTCCTACGTAATATATGGTAAGTACACTTGCGTGTCCTTCTCCACAAGTACCAAGTAGGTGATGAAGTATCTCTTTCATACTCTCTCCTATTTTGTTGTTATTGTTAAATTCCTTCTTAGATATCTGTTTCTTCTATCTCTCCATCTATCTATTACTCTAACTTTTCTATTCAATCTACTGACCTCTATTTTTTCTACGTTTTACTCTTTCTATCTGTGCAGGTGTTCTACCATTTGCTTTTAGTAGAGCGTTCTTTTTTCTTCTAGCTACTTTAACTAGTTTACTACGTCTCATCTGTTGACTCCTTGTCTATTAGAACCTTGCTAGAGAATCGAACTCTAGTTAGATAAAATCTAATACCATACAAGGTTGTGTATCTCTATTCTTCTGTTATACCTATTAAGTGTTAATCATTCATTACAGCCTCCTTA